TAGTATTTTCATACATTATAGCAAGAGGCTCTTTTACATTACTATCAAAAGGTGGATTTAATGTATAACCAAGTATAGTCCAATTTCTATCATTTCCGCTTTCAATTTTATAAAAATCTGGAAATTGGCATCCTATGTTTCTACAACTATTTTCATATGTAAATTTACTGGATGATAATTTTGGATATTTTTCAAATGTGTATTGTTCTTTATCTGATATATTTATATTTTCCATAAATTCAGTGATTTGAATACAAAGATAATAATTTATTATTGATTAAAAATAAAAAAAGCATAAAGTAAATTATCTTTATGCTTTTTTTGTATTATTAAATATTTTTTATATATTAAATTTTTTAGATTTATATAATAAATCAACACTATTAAATTCATTACTTAATTCTTCAATAATATCATAATTTGATTTTCTAATCAAATGATCTATAAAGTCATAATCTTTATTATCTTTTATACTCAAATTTGGTTTTTCTTTCAGAAAATTTTTCATTAATTTTAAACCAACTTCAGTATTTATTCTAATTCCTATATTTTCTGCAACTATAATTAATGGAGTTCTTTTGAAAATTTCTGTCTGTTTATCTAAATCTGTAAATGGAATTAATGTATCTAAAAAATTCCAATACTCATTTATAAAATCATTAGATTGATGATCTAATTCATGTGCAGTATCTATCATTTTTTTCATTACTGAGTCATTATCAAATGGAAATTTTCCAAGTTCTGGTGTATTAGAAAAAATATTTGGATCTGCTCCTCTATCAAGAAGCATTTTAGCAAATTCAAATCCATTATTATTAACCGCAATTAATAAAGGAGTCCAACCACGATCAGCATTTTGAACATTAATATTAATGTTTTTATGTTCATCAAGAAATTTTTTAAATATAGGTAAAGTTAATTCATTTTCATGATAGCTTAAAGTTAAAAGTCTATTTTCATCTTTATTTATATCATATATATTCTCAAAATATTTTATGTGTTTCATATTATAAATTAAATTTACTAGATGTGTTTACTATTTCAAAATCTATTATCCATTTTTCAAGTTCAATGTTTTCATTTAATTCACAATAAATTAGCATAACTTTTATATCTCTATTTCTAGACATATAAATTTCATATAAGTCATTAAGATTTTCTGCACTACTATATTCAATTAGCATTGATTTGTAAAAATCTATATCAATTTGATTATGATATGAATTATAAATTAAATTTTTAAGATATATAAATCCTTGATTTTCATTATCACAAAGATAAACATCTGGATCTTCACCATCATCTACATTAGAATAACTTATAATTATACAATAATTATCCCATTTTTCCTTTTTAATATCTTCATATATTTTAGTGTATTTTTCCATTATTATATGTTGAATTTTTTTGTTTTATTCCTAATTATTTTATCTATTAGATATTCTTTGTATCTATTAGGAGTTAGATTCATTGGGGCATAAACAGTCGAACCACAATTATCACACTCGTAACTTGGAGTTTGAAATCCTCCTTTTTTTATCATTCTTAATTTATTACTATAGCATTCATTACAAATATAATAAATACCTTCTTCAGTAAATGGAGATACATATAAATATTTATCTTTTACCCCATTAAATTTTTTAATTTTCATATATTAAATTTTGATAAATCTTTTCTTCTTTGAATTGCATCATTATAAACTTTTTTACCATGCTCATCTCCTCCTCTTTTTTTATTCTTATCTATCATTTTGATTAACCAAGGTTCCATTGTACTTGAACTTTTGCCTTCAATATCTTCTCTTTCTTCTTTTGGTAACCATATATGATACATTTTTGTGTCTGGTTGAAATCTTTCTCTCATTTCTATTCCAGCCATTGACATTACGCTGTTATAGTCAGGTGTTATTCTAACCATATTTTCAATGTTTAACTCCTTTTTAAATAACCCACTTTTTGTTTCTTTGAAAACATCTGATGCAAGAAATACATAAAAATCATGTGTTTCATTATTTGGATTTTCATTCAACAAATCTCCTAGTAAATCAACTTTTTCTTGATCTTTTTTCATTTGTTCTTCATCTTTAGACTCATATACTTTAACGTGTTTCATATTTTTTATCTTCTTTGTTTTTGCCAAACTGGTAAATTTAAGTTGTCAATTACTTCATCAAACTCTTTTCTATCATCTATACTAAGTCTGTTGATATATGATTGATTTGATTTTATATAATTATCTAATGTTAATGTTTTGTCTTGCAGTAAATTGTTAATTATTATTTTTCTCAATTCATCTTTGCTTTCCCAAAATGCTTGTGCTGATATGCCAGGTCTGAAATCTTCTGTTATTTTATTGAAATTTTCGAATTTTTTTAACATTTTATATTTATTTATTTATTTTATATATTAAATTTATTTATATTTATAAACATAGATATGTCTATATCATCTAATAATGAATTATAAATATTTTTTATCAAATTTAAACTATTTCCATTTTCTTTACCAGAAAATTCATGCTTTTTTATAGATTCAATTGTTTTAAGTACTACGTTATTTTTAATAATATAGTCTTTAATATCAATATTAAGAGGAGTAAATTTTAACCAATTTACCCATTCAATGAAAAAATAATTATCTATTGTTTTGTCATAATGAAATAATAAAAATACCAAATTATATTTTGACATATTATTGTTACCTATGTAACAGCAAATTGTACCATCTTCCATATACATTTGTCCTGGTATCAAATTTGGATATCCAACCATATTATCATCAGTATTTTCATCCTCTTTAATATATATCATATATTGAATTTTTTTGTCATTAATATTCCTTCGACATCTTCTTTATTTATAGAGTTTGCTACTATTCTTCCATATCTAACTTTTTTGAATATTTTATCATTTATTTCATCATATCTAAACCATGGATGACGTATATCTTCAGGTACATTTTTATATTCTATTGATACATTATCAAACTTTTTATCAGGATTTTCTATTTCTATAATTATTCCAATATTATTATTTATAAAATGCATAAATTCTTTAGCATCCATCCCACTATATCCTTGAATATATGCTAATACATAATCTCCTATTTTTATTTCATAATTACTAATATTTTCATATGTTTTGATATGTTTCATTTTATAAATTGAATTTTTCAGAATTTATTGTTGCATAAAAACTTTTTTCTAAATTAGTCAATCCGTCAATAATTTTATCTGACGGTATTATATAAGTACCAAAATTATTATTACTATTGTATATCATATAAATATTAAAAATTGAATTTATTAAATCATATAGAATTTGATTATATACCGATTTTACTTGAATAACAGTATCTAATCTATAGTTATAATCAAAATCTAAATATAATACAATTTCAAATAAGCAATCTGAGTAATAATTATAATCTATAATAATCTTTTCATATGAATCAATTCTCATATTAAGAGTAGTTTTATTTTCCTCTGTTATTTCTAATTTTTTAATTTCTGATAAAAGGTTTTTAAATCTATTAGCTATGGTATATAATGTGTTATTAGATTTTTTTAAATCACTAATCTTCATTGTCTTTTTTTCATATGTTTTAATATATTTCATATTATAGATTGAATTTATTTGTATCAAGATAAACTTTTAATTCATCTTCGTTATCAGACCAATATTTCAATTCTGACATTGGAAATTCTGCAGTATATCCTATTGACTTACAATATATAAAAAAATGATAATCATCTTCGATAGAATCAATTTTAAAAATTTTATTCTTTGATTCTTCGTAAAATTCTGGGTTTTTGGTTATATATTGTTCAGATTTAATTATTACATAATCTCCTTCTTTTGGATATGTATGAACCATTTCATATGTTTTAAGGTGTTTCATTTATAAATTGAATTTTTTTGATGATAATATAGATTTCAATTCATCTTGATTTTCATTTGTTATTTCGTAATTTTTAACTAAATATGTATTATCTTTACCTAATATTACATTAAAAGGAATTATATCTTTATCGTATTCTACTTTTATTAAGTTCTCTTTTCCAATTGGATTTATATTTATTCCTACTATTTTACCAATATTATTATTAAAAAATTTTCTTTCATTAGGAGTAGCATGTATAGGATTTATTATAACATAATGTCCTATTCTGTCTTTTTCTTCTAAAGTTAATTTTTTTTCAAATGATTTAATATATTTCATTTATAGATTCATCAATTTTTTGGTGTAAAGATAATACATAAAAGCGGTAAATATCTTATCTCTGCTATAATTTTCTATCATAATAGGTATATTTAGATATTCTTTGTACTTATCTGACATTTCGTCTTCAAAATTTATTAAATACTCATCAAATATGGTGAGTGAATTGTCCATTATAATCTTAGAATAAATTTTATATGGATCTTTATCTTTTGATTTTTTCTTAAATTCATCTACATTTTTTGCTCGTTCTACATTTATAAATAAAATTTCACGAATTTCTTCATCACTTATATTAGATTGTACATTTTTTAAATGATTAACAATAATGTCTGAAACAATATCTGCTTTTTTTCCATACATATTTTTAACAATTCTTGTGAAGTTCTCAGCAAAATCTATTTTGAATTGATTTGTTAATGAGTCAAATTCTATTTCAGATTTTTTTATTTTTCTTTCTGATGAATATTCAGGTAACCAACCTCCTGATATGATAACATAAGATTTGCATCCTCTTTTAATTTTACTTAAAATATCAGTTATTGTTGTTTTTACTCTGTCTAATTTTTTCCAATCTTCGTTTCCAAAATCATCTTTTTCAATTAATTCAAATGTTTCTATATAATACTCTGATTCATAAGAGAATGATACAAATATACTATCTTTACAAATAGATATTATTAAATTGTTAGTTGGCTCTGTTAAATATTTTATAATATCTCTTTTTGCTTTTAATAATTTCCATTCTGCATCACTTGAAATCTCATAGTTTTTTTGCATACTTTTCATTACAGAATTTGGTACTCCTATATTAATAAGAGATGTTTTTTCAAATATTTTAAAAATGGTTATCATAAAATTATTGTTTTTAATTTAATATATATATTAATTTTTAAAGTGAAATTTAAAATTAAATTAAAAATGAGTTTTTTAATTTAATATATAAGAGAAATAGAATTAAAAAAATAAATTAAAAATATGAAAAGAACTAAAATTATAGATGGAGCATTTTTTAGCTATCAACCAACTGGAAGTACCACACCTTGGGGTGAAGGATATAAATTTCATGAAAACCAATCAGAAATTTTAAATTATCCAGGATTTCAAATTACTGGAATGAGAACTATAGATGATCAAATGATTACAGGAACTACATTACCAGTTGATAATGATGTTTATGTTGATTATAGTTATTTATCTGGTAATACAGTAGTAACAGGAACAGTTAGTATTTATGCATATCCAACTACTACTAATACAACAACTTTAGCACCAGCTACAACTACAACAACTTTAGCGCCAATTACAACTACTACAACAACTGCAGTTGCATAATTGATATAAACAAAAAAGACAATATATTCTAATGTTAAATTAACATTGGATTATATTGTCTTTTTTTGTTTATTATAAATTTAACATTATTTATTATAAATTTAATATTTTTAATAAAAAAAAGTCACTATTAATAGTGACTTTTTTTATTTATATGTTATACATTTTATTCTTCACTGTCAATGTCAAAGAAATTATTTGCATCATCATCATCTCCACCAAAAGTATCTTCATTGCTTTTAACATTTTTTGATTCTTTTGTAGAAACATTATCATGTGATGAGTTTTCAGCTTCTTTCTTTGCAAATGATGTTTCATTGCCAGAAATTATATCAAGTATTTGAGATACTTTATATTTATCTTCAGCTTGCCATTCTTTTGGTTGATGATCTTCAAGATCAACAGTACGTTCTTTCAAAAATGACATTACTTTTTCTTTAACTTTAGGATTAGTAATTCTATTTTTTCCTGTTTTTTCATCAACTTCAACTGGAACCTTAGCTAATCCTTTTGGAGTCATAATTTTGATAGGAGATACTTCCAAGAAAGTACTAGAATCATAATTAGGATATTCACCAAGTTGTTTCATAACTAATTTGAAGTCTTTACCATTCGCCAAATCAAATACATTGCAAGGATCACCTGAGATACCATCTTTTTGATCTTTGATTTTTTCTTTGATTTTGTAACCATAAGGATAGATTAAAATCTTACCTTCTGAATCACGATTTTGTTCATCTTCAATTACTAAAATATATGAATAATACTTAGTACTTCTACTAATCAATTCAGCTTTTTCAACTTCAGATGCGTTTTTTGAGTTTTTCAACTTCCAATACATAGTACAAATATCACATTTATCTGTGAAATTTTTCATACAATCATAGTAACCTTGAAGTTCTGGATGATTTTTAAAATCAACATAATGCTGATGTTTTTCAATTGCAGATAAAGATACTTTACCATCTTTTGTTAAATTAGGTAAAAACCTAATAGTAGCAACATAACCTTTCTTTTTGTCAGTAATTTTTGGACGATAAATACCATCTAAACTACCGCCTTTTTTTTCTAGAAAATCTAGAGTTTCGCTTTGTGCGTCAATTGCGTCGAATAAATCGACATTTTCAAATTCTTTCATGCCTTTAATTTTTTTTTATAGCCTTTTAGCTTTAAATATTCCAAACCTATTAAAGTTTGAAACATTTATAATTTATATATGATAATATATAAAAAGTTTGATTTAATTTTTAAAAATATATTTAATCCAAGAAAAATGTTTTCTATTTATTAAATAATTTGAATTTTTACTATTTGAATAAGCTTCTCTTTCAAATGATATATTTCTGTATGCATCTTTATAAAAAAATATTTTTATGAACCATTCAATTAAATATAACAAATAGAATATAATAATTAACATTTCTAATTGTTGCTTCCAATGAATTTTTTCATGATAAATTGTATTTTCATCTTTAATGTTTTTAACATAAATACCAAATGGACAAAGTGTAATTCCAATAACATTGTTTCCTATTATATGTATTAGAAATTTTGTAAATAGTTTGATTTTTGGATCAAAATTCATAATTTTTTATTAAATTAAAAAAATGTCCCTATTAACATCGTTATTATAAACATCATCATATTTATAACCAAGAGTATCAAGTTTAATTGATAACATATTTTTTAGATTGTATAGATTAAATACCCAAAAGTTTGAATAAAATGATTCAGATTCATCAAAATCAAAGATATCAACATTTTCAATTTCTTTTAGTGTTTGATCTAAGAAATCAACGCAAAACTCATCATAAGTGTATTGATATATTATTTCATTATCACATAATTCCTTATTGATAAAACTTATAGTGTTTTTATATGCATCATGTTCTTCAACAAAAGAATTAACTAAAGCTTCTTTTATTACCTTTTTTCTTTCATATATTCTCATACTTTTATATATAATTATTTTTTTTTGTAAGTTATTAATTTTTATATATAATAATGAAAAAAGTAACATAAATAAATGAACGTAACTCAAGGAGTTTTTAAAAATACTAGTATCTATGGAATGACATTTATAGATAAATATTCAGGAATAAAATCTATTATCACTAGTGAAGGATATACTTCTAAATTTTTAGATAAAGCCAACACTAATACATCTCAAACCTCTACTGTTCTATCAGATGATAATACATATTATAATATTGTTGAAGATTGCTCTTTAAATAATTGTAATATTGAAACTGGTAGATTTATTAATTGCTTTATAACTGGAAATGTAGATGGCTCAAATTATATTAAAAATGGATATTTTAGTGGTTGTACATTTTATAATTATATTATTGATGACGGAAAATTTATTGACTGTTCTATAGATAATACAAATGTTTTTAATAATGGATTTTGGGATAATGAGAATTCTGATTTTGAATGGACAAAGCCATGGACAAGTGGAGTATGGAATAGTGGAACATTTAATAATCCGTATGGATGGTATGGCGGAACATTTAATGGAGGAACATTTGAAAATAGTTTTTGGTCAGGCGGTACAGTAAATGGTGGTACTTTTATAGGTATAATATTTTCTGATGGATTAGTTCGTTCTGCTGATTTTATTGATGGTTGCGTGTTTGAAGATGGTGTTTTTAATAATGGTACATTTACAGATAGTTCATTTAATGGAGGATATTTTAATGGAGGAACAATGAAAAATTCAAATATTTCTGGTACATCAGTAAAATCTGTTATAAATGGTGGAATAATTTTTGATTGTAATATTGACGGAGATGTTGATATTAATGGGGGACATATTGAAAATGATTCGATTATATATTCAATTAATAATGCAAATGTATATAATGGTAATTTTTCAAATTTGAATGTTGTAGGAGGTAATTTCTATAATGGTAAATATAAAAATATAAATTTTTATGGTGGTGATATATACAATGGTTTTTATTCTAATATAACATCATCAATATTTGGTATGTTGAGTGAAAATTATAACATGTTAATAATGGAAAATGGTAGTACTGCATTATTTGAAAAAAATTCAAATCATTTATCTTTTGGATTAACTATTCATAATGGTACATTTAGAAATAGTTTTTTTAAAGATACAAATATTAAAAATGGTAATTTTACTAATTGTGATTCAAAAGATAGTCTTTTTGAATATGGAGTGTATACAGATGGAAATATGCTTGATTGCGGTTGGAATGATGGATATTGGAATGATGGCTCATTTATTACTACTGTAGTAAATTCTGGTGTATCTAATTCATTATCAATAATTGTAAATTCAGCATTAATTCCTACTACTACAACTACTACAACAGCATCATCTATTACTACTACAACAACTTCATCTAGTACTACAACAACATCATCTAGTACTACAACTACAACTACAATCGCTCCATTCACAATTAATAGTGTTGTTAATAGAATAACAGAACCTGGATATGTTGATGTATCATTCAGTGGAGTTCCAATAGGAACAAACCAAATAATAATTTGGTGTTCTTCAGGTGATGTATTTATATATAACTCTGGACTACCAGTTATATTTTCAACACCTGAAATGGCATATAATTCTTCACCTATACAATTTTATATTTCAACACAACCAAAAGGTATATTGAAATTTAAATTAGAAGCTGATATTCCAGGAACATTCGTTTATTCAAATATTTATGAATATGATAATTCTGCACCTGCTACTACAACTACTACAACTACAACTAGTCCAATTCAACACGTTACTTATAGTGGTCCTGGAAATCCAACTCAAACATCAAGTTTAAGTTCATGTTCATTAGATGCAAAAATTAGACCTTATTATACTAATTCAAGTGGAGTTATAAAAGATAACATAGTATATAATGATTATAATTTGACAATGCCATGCTCTGGATATGCAGGTAAATTTTTAGGGTTATCAAAAGATAGTTCTAAAGTTTGGTGTCAATTAGATGCTAATGGAAAAATTTTAGTAGCTGGAAATTGTTAAAAAAAAAATAAATAAATAATGCCAACATCAACAGTAATTATAGATAGATTTCCATCAGGAGATATTATATCTGGACAAACAATTAATTTTTTTGTAACTAGTGGTTCTACTTCATACTCTACATATAAATGGTATTTAATATCAGATAGTAATAGAACATTGATTAGTACTGAAAGTGGCTGTACAGTATTATTTAGTAATATAGGAAATTTTTCAGTCGATTTAGAATTGTCTAATTATCCAGAATATTGGACAGGAGGACATTTTTATGGTGGAATTTTTGAGGGATTTTTTGGAGGTGGTACTTTTAATTATGGTTCATTGAATGGCTATGATATTAATAAATCTACAATAAATAATAAAACTTTTATTGAAAAATTGATTTAACTTAAACTTATTATTTTTTAAATAATAGATTAAAATAAAATAAAACAATATGGAAAAAATTTTAGTGTTTATAAAAAAATACTATCCTTTATTATTTTTTGCTGTAATTATTTTGTTATCAATATTTCTTTTTCAGACTTGTTCAAATCTTAGTAAAGAAAAAGCAAATAGTGAATTTCAATCAAAATTATACACTCAAAATGTTAAAGCAATGACTGATAGTATAACAAAAGTATTCAATACAAAACTAAGTGCGTATGAGTTTACAAAAGACAATTTAGTTTTAAATAAATTATCAGAATTAGAGCAATATAATAAATCATTTTCTGATCAACTTAAGAATGTTAAGGGTGCAGTATTATCTGCAATTCAAACAAATGTTGAAGGAAATCTTGGAGGAATACAAGGATCAAATGATTTGACAGTTTTAGATAGTGCGTCAAATCATTACGGATTGAAGTTTTCAACTAATTATGTAGATAGTGGATTTCAACAAAAAATTGTTGGCACAAGCAAATTTTATGCAATTCCAAATGAAGATACAAAGAAATGGACATTAAAACCTGATGTTACTGTTCTTGATACAAATTTAACTAGTATTAGTGTAACTTATGGATTTAAAGAACTAGATAATAAATATCAAGTATTTGCGGTATCAAAATCAGATAAAGTTAAAATAAATGATTTGACAGGAGGATATTTTATTGATAAGCAAATTCAAAAACCAATTAAAGTAAAAAAATGGGGAATTGGACCTTATGGTGGATTTGGATTGAACACTGCTCCAAATTTAGGAAATCCTCAATTTGGATGGAGTATAGGTTTTGGACTTCATTATAGTATTTTACAATGGTAATATGGAATTAAATTTACAAATAGATAATAAGCATACTATAACTATAACAGTTGAAGATTTGCCAAATAATAGAAAAATCATTTCTGTACCATTAGATGTATTTGGTTGTAAAAAAACAAAAAAAGCTATAGATATATTAAGAAATATTGATAATGATTGGTTAAATAACCTAATCTGTGTTAAAAAACGTGAAGATAGAAAAAATAAATTATTTGAAATATGGAAGTCAATATGATACCTAATAAAAATGGTAGGATTTATCCTAATGAATTGCTTAGAAAATCTTGTGAAGATTTTTATATAAAAATGGCGAATAAGAAAAGAAAAGAAGATAGAAAAACTAAATTAGAAAAAATTGAACAAGTACAATTTAGAAATGACAGAATGGTATAATATCAAAGAATTTGTTAATTCACATGAAAAATTCACCAGAAAAGAATTATATGAATATGGACTTTCTACAACAGGAGAACAATATTTACTTTTAATTAGACGGGTTGGATTTGTAAATAAGTTTGATATAGCTAAATATGAAAGATTATATAAAATTCCTGATTCATTAACTTCAACTAAAATATCAAATTTAGTGAATAACAAATTAGATTGTTTAAAATATATTAGAAAATTAAAATTAATAAATATAAAAACTCTTTACAATTTGTAAAGAGTTTTTTATTGAATTATAGTTATTGAATTATAGTTATTTTTATTGGATTACTAGTAATATTACCCATTAAACATAATACAGTTGAATCCTTTGAAATTTTTGTTTTGTATTCATTGTTATTTGTTCCTACTGATTCTGCATTTATAGTCCATTGGAAGGATGGATTTTTATAACATTGATTAACTGCAGTAAAAGTAACAATATCATCTTCTGTAATAGTAGTTTTATCAGCATAAATATAAACTGATGGTAATAAAACATCTATAGTAAAATTGTTACTTCTGCTATTAATATTAAAATCCTTATCTGTAACAATGCAATATACAATATCATTCATGTTAAAGTTATTATAAGATAATTTTATATTATTAGTTCCT